CCCGGTTTTAGGTACAGTGTGATGCTTAGACGCATTTTGACATATTATTGTCAGTGTTGATTCGTGCGGGTTAGGGATAGGTAACAATCCCGCCGCAACGAGGTTTTTCTGTTTTAACAGCGAACTCGTTCTAAGTAGTCTAGTGATGGGTAACTCAACACCCTCATCACTCGGAAGCATCTCTCCCTATCGGAGAGACAGAGCACCAGTGAACATTTTGAGATTCCAGTATCAGGAAGCAATGGGGACTCGGACAAAGCCCTCTTTGAAGAGGTTAATTGTCTTCACGTCATTTAAGCAGGAGTAACCTGCCCCTACGCGATTAAGGGCGACCTTAATTTGCGAGTACATTGCAAAGATACAAGCAAAATGTAGTACCCCTGATGGGGGGGTACTAAATAAGTAATGGAGTCCGCAGGGGACTATAAAAACCCTGTTTGATAGGAACAAGACTTTTACTTGTCCATCACTTATCACCCGACTATCGGGAACTTGAGGAATTCTCAAAATAGTCGGCTCCGTATTTTCGAGCCAACCTTCGTTGGCTTAAGAACAGCGTACGTTCGCGCTCGGAGGTTCTTCCAGATCTCGGACGTAGGGCACCATACTTAGACCAAACTTTAAACTTGGCTAAGAAGGGTTCATCCTTTTGGTTAGGCTGGTGTTGGATAACTGGTGTCTTTATTAGAAACATCAGTTCTGAACGCAGCTCTGTGAAGAGCTCGTACAGCACCGCTAACTCGTCTAGGTCGATCTCAAAGAATCGACGGGACATTTCGCTTCGAAGGAGTTCTTCAACTCTCTTCGCTAGGCGAACTAAACGTGTCCTACGTTGTAGCACCACGTCCTCTATGACCTCATTTCACATGAAAAGAGCTGTATCATAAGGGACGTTTCATAGAAACTCGGAAACTTCTATGAAGGGTTTGATATTCTCATACCCTTGTGCCGGATCCCGTTTTGACAAGGGATCCAACGGGTCGAACTCTTGCAATCTGAGCTGGTTAGCTCTTTTCGCGATTGCAAGAAGATCCCGCCACAGCTGAATCTTCAGCACTTCCACTCTATCAGGATGCAAGTTTGAATTCTTGCTCCCGGTGATTGAAGTTAACATAATTCAATCTTTGAATGGAACCGAGTGTGGGCCTGTAGGTGATAGAGCACATACTAGTAAAGTATGGGCTCTCTTAGGTAATCGTTTGAATGATCCGGACACACGTCCCAAGACCATATGACGATAACCTGCAAGTTTTAGGATGTCCGCTAGAGACAGACCGTATTTACGGGCCGTCTCTAGAAGGACCGGAGCCGAATGAGATGTTGTTAACAGCTCTTTCAGGCTAACAGGTGTCATCTCCACGTCGTAGCGATAAAGCTTCTTCGCGAATTCCATGACACCCCGGCTCGAGATTAGTGACTTATTCTGGTTCACAGTAAGTCCTAATTCATCCATAATAACTAGATATAGTGATGCTACCTTCTGGTCGGCTATCACCATATCATCACCTAAGACGTAGTACCGCTTGAACCAGCCAACCCCGCCCGCTCGGGCGTGGGCCAGTTGTACTACAAAGTGGTGGGTTAAAGCCAGCATGACTCAGGAGCTAAGAGCTCCCATCGGCTGTCCCACCTCATACCGCAAGGGCTTCCCTTGAAGCCAGTAATCCCGTTGAGTTAGCAAGGTTCCTCAGTTTTCTGAGTACGCTGCTCCAACAATAAATTGGAGTAGCACTTGCTGAAGCGAGATAGGGAGACGGTCAGTCGCCGCGGATAGGTCATATGACGCTACCCACTTCTGACCGGACTCTCTCGCCCATTTCCCCAACGCGATACCCGGAGACACTTGATCAAATGTCCCGTCTTGTGGTATACCACGCAGAATATCTTGCACTAATATGTGTAGAGGATATAAAGTCAACTGCGTGAACAGGTCAACTAGTGCGAAGACCCGCACTTTTCCTGCAGGCTCGATCTTAGTCCCTAGCTTCCCTAGATTGAAGTTTTTCTTCTTCAATGGAAGGAAGCCGGGACGAGCCAAGTCCTCGGGAGAAACTAACGGATCCGGAATACCATTGTAGGTATTCAGCACGGATTGCGGTACTTTCTCAGGTATCAGCAAGTGGGCCTCGGCCAACTTCTTGATGTAGGCGACTACATCAAATTGAGGTTTAGATTCCTCAAGTGATACCTTTGTTACAGTTACAAGACGCTCAACCTGTACTCGCTCGTACTCCACACTAGGAGGAACGGGAGGTACAGTTGACCCTGAAGGAGTTACCACGGAACGAACCTTACGGAACGTTCCTGTTTTCCCGGATTCTGCCTGCGGTACTATTTTGCAGGCCAGAACTTGAGCGATCAGCGCCTCCGCAAGGAGACGACGACCCTCATCGCTAGTGGGTAAACCCACTAGTTCCGCTTGACGCATTAACTCGTCAAGTAGGGATTCTTCGGTATGAAGAACCCCCATGAAACGATACTCTTTTTGAGGAGTATCGGGTAGTTTGATCCCAACGGATCCGGAAGCAGATGCTTCTGCCTTCAGGCGGGCGAGAAGGAGTTTATTAGACTCCGCGTTTATATCAGGATAATCCTGCATAAACTTCTCGAGCTCAAGGATTCTAGAGTAACCGGGATTTAATCGGTAGTCTATAACCCCCTGCGTTTTAGGTCTGGTTACCCAGACCTTTTGTAACTCCGTCGTC